GGAAGTCCATGACTGATCAGCCCTTGTCGGGGAAGTAGTTCACGCCGGGGATCATGGCGAGGCCGACGCAGCGGCACAGGATGTGATGTCGCCCCGGCTGCAGGCCTGTTGCGCCTTTCCATGGGGCACCGTCGGCGATCTTGTAGATGCCTGGGCCGTAGCCGATGTCCTGGCGAGCGATACCCCAGCAGCTGATCTTGGCGTTGGGATACTTGCCCGCCGGGTTGCCGGTGACACGCTGGTCAGCCGCATCGACCGACTTGTAGAACTCGATGCCCGCCGCTGCCTGGCGTTGCCGGGTCAGGTCGGAGTTGAGCTTCGACACCTGGTCGCGCGCGATGAGCTTGGCCCGTCGAGCCGTGACACCGGTCTCTTCCTGAATCCGCTTGGCGATGACGGAAGGCACCAGACCGCCCTTCATGCCGCCCAGGACCAGCGTCTCGACCTTCTCGAAGTAATCCCGAGGGATGGACTTGATCAGGTTGACGTTCTCGGCGGTGGACGCTTCCAGATAGTCAGTCATGCCCTTGGGCTTGGTGATCAGCTGGAAGTCGATACCCACGGCCTTGTTGACCGAGTCGCGGAAGTGTTCGGCGTTGTCGGCTTCTGCGCGACTGACCGTGCTGGCCGCTACCCGTGCTATCTGGGCATCGAACAGGGATGAGGTGAACCGACTCGACACTCGGCGGATGGCCGCGAGGATCTGGTCAGTCCAGCCGTCCATGGTCAGCAGGCTATCGGCGATGTAGTCGGGCTTTAGGCGCTTCAGTTCAGGCTCCAGGGAGGCGACCAGTTCGGAAGCCATGGTCCTGACCAGTGCGCGCAGCTGGCCGCGGTAGTAGCTCTCGGCCGCTTTGCTGGGCATCACTGGCTTTGGCGCCTTGGGCTTCCTCTTCCGGCTATCTAGCAGCGCCTTGTTGGCCGCCGCCAGGGCCTGGACCGGTGTCAGCTTTTTACTGGCTTCCATTCTTCACCACCAAGAACGATTGAGGTCAGGGGGAGCGGGTTGGCGCGAATCGCCGCCAGTCTTCCTCTGTCGGGTCGTACTTGAGGCTCAGGTGCGGCAAGTAGCTCGGGTAGCTGTGTTCGGCGCCAGTTGCACGGATCTCGTCGAAGCGAGCCTGTAGCTCTGGCGAATCCAGCTTGACCACCAGAGCGCGCCACGGGGCTTGGCCGATGATCTCGTATTCGCCAGTTAAGCCGGCCGAAGAGATCGCATTGGACGGAGAGCCCGATGGGATGCCGTTTCGCGCATAGAACAGCGTGACGTGCAGGTCGTCGACTGGAACCGCACCCTTGATGCCGATGGACTTCAGGTGATTGGCAACAGCCACTGAGTGAAGGCTTCCGGGCTCGACCGATACGAATCCAGCAGGCGCTGAGTCGGTAGTGGTCTTGCCGCCAAGTTCAAACCCAGGCATTCCGTCACCGTCATCACCCAGCCCCGCGTCTTCGTCGGCTTCCAGCTTCTCTTGAGCCTTGATCTGCTCATCAGTGATGGCGTAGGTGCCTTTCGACTGGGCGCGGCGCATGGCATGGCTTGGACGGATCACCCGGCTTTCGATGTTCATCGAGTCAGCCTGAGCGTCAGCCAGGTCTTCCTGAGCCTGCTCATTGCCCGAAGGCAGTGCCAGAGGATTCCATTCGAACTCAATGCCGTCCGGGTAGCTACCAAGCGCCGAGCGGATCAGCACCTGGTCGAGACGCTCAAGGTCAAGGCGCATGGTGCCGTCCTGTTTGCCCTTGATCGTGCCGTGGTAGGTCTTCAGGTCGCCCTCACCAGTTGAGCTGAGGCCTGCTGCTGATTGGCCCCACAACTCGGTCACCGGCATTTCAGCGGCGCCCGCCGTCCACACCATGAACTGCTCCATGATCTGGCTGAGGCCGGAGAAAGCGACACTCTTGCGCTCGTACGTCTCGTTGTCGGCATCCAGCAGAGCCAGATTGACGATCGACTTCATCATGCCGAACAGGCGATAACGATTGGTGATCTGGTCGCACTGAGGCCCGGCCAATTCTGACTTGAGGTTCTTTACGCTGACTGTGTCGACGTTGGCCTCAAGCACCAGTGAGGCGATACCACTCTTGGTGGCCACCACATCGCGCAGGTCAGACATGCAGCGACGTAGGCGAC